AAGAGCAAACTGATTATTGACAAGGCAGGCACGCGCCCTTACGCATAAGTGTGCAGCCACATGGCCAGCAAAACAAACCACATCAAACCAACGATGCCTGTAAACAACCACCATAAAAAATTATTCATACGGCCTCCACAATAGGTCGAGCTTGTTTGTTTTTTATTCTGATGGTCACATAATCAATAGCTTGTTCCATTTCTTTAACTGTAGAATCATCCAGCTGCTGATCATGCACAGACATAGCTAACTTTACAGCATCCATCTCACTTGCATTAAATACAAAGCTACCCAACTTGAAACCCCTGCGTGACATTGTGTAGATAGCATCTTGTGCTTCTCTAATTTCTTGAGACCAATCCTCACCCAAAAATGGGTTTATGCAATACAGAGCCTCAGACACATTAAATGCCGCTATCAGTACATCGATGTGGTCACGGGTTGCTTGACCCTTTAAAACGGCCTCCAAAGCCTCGTGGTTCTTGAGTTTCAGGGTTACACCAGCACTTGGCAAACTGCCAACTTTACGCAAGCCAGCAGACACCCAGGACAAGTTATCCAACCTGATGCGTTTTGGCTTGTAATTACTCTTCTTTCGCATTTAATGCTTCCCATTCTTCGTCTGTGATTAGCGGGATAGGGCTTGTTTCTCTTGCTTTCTCCATAGCGTAGCGCACAGCCATCATGCGAGCCTTGGTTTGACTTTCAATGCGATTAAATTCAGAATCTTCAGTGTTCATGTGTTTTCCTTTATGCCGTGGGCGGCTTCAATTGCTCGGGCAAATGCAAACGCAATCCGTTCGTCTTGTGGGCGTAGTGTTTGGTTTGCGGCCTCCACGTATGCGGTATAGATTTCCCCATTTGTCAGCGGCTTGCGCTGTGCTGGCTGTGCGGGTGGTGTGGTGTAGAGCCAATGTTGTCCAGCAGAAACTTTGTAATCTTCACATTGCATGGCTAATGTCACCGTGTTTTGCGAGAAATCAGCTTCTGCAATTAAACAAGGCCACGCCACAGGCTCTTGCTCTGGCTGTGCTGCGGGTGGGGTGGTGTTTTTCACAAAAGCCAGCAGGTTTATTTGTTCATCTTCCGTCAAGCGATGCCAGCATTTAAGCTCACTGGCAAGAAGGCCGCGCAATGGAAATTCGTGATGCTCCTGCTCTGGCTGTGCTGCGGGGCAACTATTGTCCGAATTGCGAGGGGTACAACCCGCACACATTACACCCATGTCACAAGGCGCTTGATTTGGCTGTGGCAAGGCTTTAATGGCGGTGATGGCTTTTTCAGTTTGTATGTAGTGATCTCGCTCCTCCGCGTGCCAATAGCCACAGTCACCTGAGTCTGCCATTGCTTTCCACTCAGCGTTATTTAACTCCAGCGCTTCCAGCACTTGCTCTAGCTTTGCTCTTTCAATGGTGATGTGTGTCATGTGTTCTTCTCCTTAAGTTTGGCTTCTGCCCAGAACGCGCCCAATGCAAAAGCAATCTCGTGATTGGATTTCTTGGCTTGATGACCAATTTGTTCTACCGTCAGACCAACCCATGTGCGCTGTGCTGCGGGTGGGGAGTTGTAATACCCAATAAACTTTTCGGGATTGGGGTTACTTGTGTATGCGTAAATGCTCTCCCCAAAATTACCGCCTCGGCAATCCTTCAGCGCATAAAAAGCAGGCTCTTGCTGTGCTGGCTGTACTGCCATGTTCCCGAAACAAACTTCGGAAACATCCTGCTCTGGCTGTGCCAAGGCTTCTTTGATTGCGGTGATGGCTTGCTGTATTTCATCTGCCAACATGTCATCCAGAACATTGATATGAGCAGTCTCCAACGCCTCCAGTGCCAGCTTCAATACTTCTTTAGTCATGCTTGTTCTCCTGTTGCTTTTGCTATTGCTGCTTGAGCTACTAATTTGGCTGTTATCGTGTCCGGGCGCTTAAGCATCGTTTGCAAAGCCTCTAATAACATTTTATTTACTTCATGCAAACGGCGTAGTTCTGCGGCAATCTCCGCATCACCCTCACAAGTCATATCACCCTCAATCCATTCGGCCAACCGCAGTTTTGGTGCTGGTGTCATGCTTGCTCTCCTCTTGCCTCTAACCACGCGCCAAACTTTGATATTTCAGGATAATTTTTGAGCCAGTCTTTTGCCGCTTGTTCGTTAAGGCATTTCACGCCATGCTCAAGATCAGAGTAAACACTTGAATGCCATTCATCACTGATGGCCTCACGCTCATCAGCACGGGCTTTCTGCGCTTGGTCTTGCCAGTAGTGGTGGTCGCAGTAATCGCCTTGGTCTATGTCTTCTTTGTAAAGGTTGAAGGCATAGCTTCCGCAGTTGTACTTGCCAACTTTAAATTTGCATCGTTCGCTCATGCTTGTCCCCTTGCTTTATATGCACTGCAAAACAGCACGATTGTTTTTTGTTTTGCAACTTGTTTAGCACAACTGGTTTTTTTACAGTTTTGGCAGTTAATCATTTTTGCCCTCTTTTTTCCATCACGCACTCAATGCAACTGCAATACCCTGTACCGCAATTCTGCGGCTTCTTTTTTGGTAGTTGTAAATTATCTTTTTCAAGATAACTTTGGATAATTCTTGCTCGGATGGCTTGCGCTAATGGCTGACGTACTTTGTCAGGCCACTCAGGTAATTCAAGCGTTTCACAAATATTTGCACACGCCTCACGCTCTGCTGCTGCAATGCTGCGCTCGTACTCAGTCCAATGCTCTGGCGTCCATGTTTTGGTACGCTCGTCTTCACGCACCAGCTTGGCAAAGTGTTCAAGATGCTTTTGCAATACTTCACGGTGCTCGTTTCCGCTATCCCACCATTCATCAATGCCAGCCTCTCGCGCCATTTCAATTACTGTTTTGCTTGGCTCATAGTCCAACCCCAACTCACGCGCATTCTCAGCCTTTTGGTCAAGTGCAATCTGGCGTTTGCGCCATCCTGAATCAATTTGGTTCATGTCGTTGCTCCAATGCTGTAGTGGTAATGTGATCAACAAGGCTTTGCATCAGCAAATGTCCAATATCAACATCAGTACCTGAAATGTAAGCATTGACTAAATCCATGCACTCGTCTTGATCTGGTTCATAAGCAAAACCCATTGAATCCTTAGACCCAAATTCAGCGGGGTAGTATTCCAAAAAGCAAACAAGGTCAACACCTTCAACCTCGCAGGCAAATTCGGTAAACTCTTTTGGGCATTTAGGGGTGGGGTTCATGCTTGCACCTCTCGTTGTTTCTTCGCTTCCCACGCCTTACGATGGACGTTGCTTGCGCGTAAAAGATCAAACCGATCTGGCTCGATCAATGTCAGTTGATCTTCGTGATACCAAGATACTTCGCCGCGATCACTGCGCTTTAAAATAAACAAGGTGTATTCTTTGTCAGAATCTTTCCCACTACGTCCATGTTGTTCTGTGTATGTTGCAATCACGATGGCTTTGCAGTTGCCTGCAAAATGGCTCATAAATATGGGCATTTCACCGACCTGAACCAAGTCGCCTTTGAAAAATTTTTGTGTCATACCGACCACCATGCGACCAACAAACAGGCCATGCCTGCGCCAATTACAAAAGCCAGCACATACCCCGCAACTTGCTCCCAAAGCGGCTCTGGGTGTCCATGTCCTTGCACATAAATGCACTCAGCGGATGTTCTTGGAGTTTGCAGATTTTTCATTTTGATTTCCTTAAAAAGACCCCAAAACGTTCGGGGCATGGCTGAATAATATCACGTTTGTGAAGTCTGTGCAACTTTTTCCAATTTATAAAACCATTTGTCGGCTCGGCGCTGGCAAGCAATGTCAAAGCCGTTCTGTCTCAATTCAGAAATGATGCTGTTGACGGCGCAGACGTTTGCTTCTTTGATGATGTCCAAGGTGGTAAATTCACCACCCTGAGACAGCAGTTCAAGCACACGATTCAGGCGTTCGCTACTTTCAATGCTGGCTGCGTTCATGATGGTTCCTTAAAAAGGTAAATTTTCGTCATCTTCAAATGATGCTGACTTGCGTTCTTGGCGCTCCTCTTGTGGTCTTGGGTCGTTGATGTACGCCCAACCATCCCAACCGCCTTCACGCAACGGAATGACATCGAGCTTAAGCATTGGGCCATTTTTGGTTTCAATGATTGATCCGATACGCTGATAACGCTTCTTACGTTCACCAGCTGCGTTGGTGTACTCACCCGTAATACAGGAAATTTCTTTACTTACTTTTGACATTTTTATTCTCCAATAATGGTTTTGAGGGATTTAACTTTGGCATCAACTTCTGCCAAAAACTTTATGACTTCATCTTCTGCAATCTTGAGCCAATCGTTATTGCGCTCAACACGGAAAATAAACAACTGCGCTTTGCCTGGCATCCGTGGGTCAAAGACAACGTAATCGCACCAAGCCCGATCAGCGCAGCGCATCTGCCATTGCATCTGTGCGTAATATTTAGCATCAACTGGATTGTTGCCTTGTGAATGGGTAAGCCAAACTTCAAGGGCTGTACTGGATGATGGGCATTTAATCTCTACCATGCCATCACCCACCAAGCCATCTGGAGAGGCTCCAGCGGCCTCAATGATTGGGTGAGGCATAAACCCTACCTCCTCAACCATTTGCCCCGTGTACGCCTCATATGCTGCTCTAGCAAATGGTTCCTGTTCAGTCCCCCAAGCCATTGCCGCATTAGAAAAAGACTCAGCGCGGGTCTGGGTGATGCGCTCCAGCACCAACTGCGTCATGTAATTGGCGCGGCTTGCGCTATAACCTGTTTTAGTTTTGGCAAGCACATCAGCCAATCGGCTGGCGGTAACTTTGCCTAAACGGTTTGCAAACCAGCTGTCGGTTCCTTGTTCTTCGTTCATGATGTTTCCTTTTTTGCTCGTTCAATTCGTGCTTTTTTTGCTTGAATAACTTTTGCTTGCAATGCTTGGTTGCTTTGACAGGCTTCCAATGCGTCTTTGTAAACCTTTGCAAGTTCATCACTGTTGCCGCTGGCCTCAATTGCAGCCAAGTGATCGGTTATGTCTGGTGTTGGGACGGCTTTGCGTGTGGCGGCATTTCCGTCATCGTCTTCAGGAGCAATACCGCAAGCTGCCATCAGGCTGTAGCGCCTTGCGTATGTCAGCGCAGAGCCGTATCCCTGCGGGTCTTGTTTAGATGCGGGAACGTGAAGTTTTCCGCACTCAAGCATTTCGCCAGATTCATGAATAAATACAGTTTCCACCGTTACCCCTGTTGTGTCCTCGCTGGTGCGCTGGACAAGGGCAATTCCTGCACCATTTAGACCCTCAATGACCGCCTCAACGCAAGCAGAAAGATCTGCATAACGTGATTTGAAGTGAGGATTGGTGCTGCTTTTTAGGGCAGGGCCAAAAGCCTTTTGTGCCTGGACTAAGGCAGTTGCTATCTGTTTCATTTTGTGTACTCCAGTGCTTGCAGTTTGCTGATTTGGTCGTTGATCTCTGTGACAGACTTTTGAAAGTCAGCCATTACCTTTTGCCTTTTTTCTTTTAGCGCAACAATCTGCTGTGCGCGTGGATCGTAGTTGTCGGGTACTTCTAGTTCAATGTCTTGCTCACAGACAAAGGTGTAATCCGCTGAATCCATTTGGTAAGCAAAAGGCACAAACTTGCCTTCAGTTTCCCAAGAGTATTTTTGAAAATATATGTGGAGTTTGGTTGAAATTCTCATGATTTGCTTTCTAAAAGACCCTGAAGAAGTTCAAGGCATGGCTAGATCATATCACGTTTGTGAAGTCTGCAAA